TGATATTTTCAGGAGAAGCATATAACTGAGCATTAACCCAATTAGAATCTCCCATAAAATCGTACTGGACAAATGGGTCCATGATTCCTACATAAAACTTACCATCATATTTAGGTGCATTCATGTACTTTAACCAAGCTACTGCTCTTTCGACAGCTCTTCCTGTGATAACATCAGTTGAAGCCAAACCTGTGGTAACTACGATTCTAAATGTATCACCAACAGCAGGTGCTTCCTCTAAAGCAGGACTAAATGTAACAGTATCTGTACCAGCCGCAAAGTCAGTAACTAAGTGAGCAGAACCTTTATTTGTTCCACTAGTAAAGATAATTATACCATCATTCCAGTAATCATCAGCCTGTGTTAAAGTAGCATCTACAACAGTTGTAGTAGTAGCAGAATCAACTTCTCCACTGACAGCGTATGAAGCATCATTATCTACTCTCATAGGATAGAATCCTTTAGCCATAGCCTGTCTGTAGAGTCTGTTAATACTTCTACCCATGTTTTCACCCTGAAGCATAACAGCTCCATCGGTAACATCATTGTAAGCAGTTAAGTCTAACAGTTCAGTAATTTTACTTGAATTACTATATTTCTTAACTTCTTTCTCGAACTCGAAAGCCTGTAATTCTACAGCTTCTGGGTTTTCACCTTCAGGAGTTTCTTCTGTAACAATAGGTAATGGAACCCATCTTGTAAAATTAACTTTCTTTCCTTCCTTCTGTGGAATGTCTCTAGATTTATCAGCCAAAGCATCAATAACCATAGAAGGTTTAGCATAGTATAACAAAGCCTTATCGTAATAAGTCTTCATTAATTGTGTAAGTGTACTTGTTGTTGTGGTAACACCCATTTATATTATCTCCTTAAAGATTTTAATTTTAATCTCCCTGGAGATACTGATTTATTTTCTAGCTGCACTCATTTCAATTATTTTCTGTCTGAGTGTTGGAAAATCAATATTATCAGCATCAATATCAGAACCCCTATTAACAGAAGCATTAGTCTGTTGCTGCACGAAAGTATTCTTTTTTGGTTTAGGACTAGGTGCTTCTTCCCTAGCTTTTCTTGCTTCTTCTTCTAATTTTTTGCGATTTTCCTCAAAGTGTCTGTCATAAACAACTCTATAGGCTTCTTCAAATGCTTTAGAACCAAACCTGTCAAAAAGATAGCGTCTTCCGTCTTTGTCTTTTTGATTTAGAACTTCATTAATCTCGTCTCGATAATTTTTATAAGGTACGAGACTATTTTTGGTTCTTTCAATCAGGTCTTTCTCAACAGATTCATTGTTTGTCTTTGCTACTCTTTTAACCAGAGGACCAACTATTTCAAGAATCATTGGAGCTAGAGCTTTTTTAGGATTTTCAGAAAGCTCATCAAGCCATTTGTCAGCTTCTTCTTTGGACATATTATCAATAGTATTATTGATAAGTTCCTGAGAAGCAGCATTGACAGAGTACTTTTCAGTTTCTTTCTTTAATTCTTCCTGTTTTTCTCTTAGTTTCCTTAATTCTCCAAGTTCTGACTGTTGTTTTGCCTGCATTTTTCTAAGGTTGATATACATTTTAGCAATTTCTTCTGGACTTTTACCTTTAAATTCATCAGGCAGCTCTTCAGTTGTCTCTTCCTCGGTTACTTCTTCGGTCTCTTCTGGTTCTTCAATTGTAGGTGTAATATTCTGTTTGTGTTCTTCAGTCATTCTTATCGCAGTTTTTCTCAGCTCTTCAAAGCTAGGTTCAGAGTCTACGACTGTTTCCTGGTTAGCCTCAGGTACTTGTCCGTTAGGGGCACCTTTCTGGTTATTAACCTTTGTTTCTTTAGACATCTATTTATCTCCTTATATTCTTTAATTGTTGTTCGGAATCATTTCCGATTCGTATCACATTATCGACTTCTTCTAATAAACTATTAATTCCATTAATCTTACCCTGTAAACTTAATAAGCCATCGTGTGTACTCTCCTTTAGCATTTTATCTATATATAAATCTTTTCTTTTGTCAAGTCTGTCTTTTAAAACAGCCCATCCCTTACTTTTAATAAGCTGTGTTACATATCCAGCCTGTTGTGCATTAAATTCTAATTTATCTATCATTGGTTACTCAAATCTGCTACACTGGCTCCACCTGATTCCAGTGTAGGTCTATTCATCACTTGTTGAGCAGGATTCATTCCCTGAAGCGGTCCAGCAGGGGAGACTGGACCATTAGCTCCAGGATTTTGGGTAGCAGGGAGACTACCCATGTTAGGTTGAATACCTTGAGACTGTAATCGTCTCATTCTTAAATAAGGAAGAAGGTCTTCTAAATTTTTAAATCCCATTAATTCTGCTATTCGTTTCATAATCTCACCAACATCTGCTTTTGGTACCATAATAGGTTGACCTTGCTCATCAGTCATAGGTGTACCATCTTGTGGGTCAATAGCAGGAACATTGGCTTTTAATGAAACTTCAAAGTATCTTAATAATTTTTCTAATTCTACCTGTTTTTCTGAGAAAACAGATACTCCCTTAGCTATAAAAGTAGGGGTTTCTCTAAGAATTATGTCTTCATTGGAAACTCTAGTACTATTTTTTTCTCTTTCCCATTGTTCTGCTTTTTCCTTACCAAGTATTTGATAAGCAGGAGCAGATTCCAAGAAATCTTCATATAAATTTAACATAGCATAGAGCATTTCTTCAAAAGCAGGTTCAAATGAGTGTTTAACATCGTGTTTTATAGGTTCTGAGGCATTTGCCTGTATCATCTGGGTGGCTCCGAGTGTTTCTGGGAGTCCAGATTTATCTACTACAGGAGAAATAACAGGTACAGCCTGAGTATTTCTCTGGATTTCATCCTTTAACATACCTATTAAGTTCATTAAAGGACCTAAAGCAGATGCTTGTGCAGTTGTATCCATCCATACAAGTGAGTTTTTAACATTTTCAACACCTGGTGCAGTCATAAATACTTTTCCAGGATGAGAAACAACAGTTCCTTCAAGTCCTGTTACGTCATTTGGATTACCAACCATCATTGGGTTGGCTATTAAATTAATACAGTCCGTAAGTTTATTATGGGCGTTGGTTAATTCCTGTGCCATAGCTTCAATATCTTCGGCAGTTCCAACTCCTATCAGTTCGTTAGGTAATCTATCCTTAGATGCTTCTATAAAATAAGCATTTTTAGGGTCTTCTTCTTTTCTTATTACAACTTCTCTGTTAGCAACGGTAACAATCGCATCAACATATTCATCTTCATACGGATTGACCTGAGCAACATCATAGTAATCTCCTTCTAATAAAGATTTTGGAATTTCTCCATGATATTCTAAAAGTTCAACCCTATTATCTGTCTTACCTTGTTTAACATTTTCTTCATCTATAGTAGATTCGTTATTTTCAGGTTGAGAAGTGTTATATAATTCTTCTATATTTTCATAAATACCTTCATTTTGTAACATTCGTAATTTAGCTATAAAAACATCTCTATATTGCAATACTATCCAACTGTCTCTAACGCTTATAGCAGCAGGGTCTGGAAAGGCAGAGAAGACATTTATTGTTTCAAAATCAGGACCATGAAATAACATTCTCCCTCTTTTATCATATTCTTCTTTCCAATAGACTCTTCCCAGTGTATATCCATACATTTCTCTTTGCTTCATAAAATCTTCCCATTGTCCGTAAAGTCCACCTCTACGTTTACCTACGTTTCTTAGTCCGTATGAAAGAAGATTCTTGATATAAAACATCTTCCCTTCATCCTGTGAAGCTCCAGGTTCTACATCAAAAGAATCATATCCGTTGGAAAACAGAATATTCATAAATAAAGGTATCTTAATTCTTAGAGCTTCTTTAAGTGAAGGAATTATGTAATTTGCCTGCCAGAAATCTTTACTTGGGTCAGATTGACCTCTGTACTGGTCATAGAATCTTCTCATATCACTATGTCTGGTCTGCAATTCTCTTTTTGAGTAATTCCATTGGTCCAATACAAAATCTCTAAGAGCATCCCTGATTAATTTAACTTTCTTTTCTTCAGCCATTTTATCTCCTATATGCCACTAAATCTATTGGCTTTGCTTTTAGCGTATTCAATATATGAATCATAATCAAACCTATAATCCCATCTTTCTGGATTCTTCTCTGCTACAGCAAAATATCTAAAAGCATCGGCAGCATGGTCATGTCCATCCTTCTTCGGTGTAGGAAGATAAACATTCATAGCTTTTGACCATGTTTTTGTATAGTTTTCTAAATGATTTAATAATTTTCTTGTTCTTTTTTCATCAAAATAGCACTTACTTAAAACGTTTCTTCCAGCTTCTATCCCATCTTGTATCCCTAGTTTTTTTACAACCTGGAAGTTGATTCCATAATCTCTGGCTACTTCGATAGTAGGTTTACCTTCTGTTACCCAATTTTTTGCTTTCAAATCATGAGGTCCGTAATGATTTCCGTAAGTATAACCTTTTTTTCTTAGAACCTCTGCATAATGTTGTACACCTTCACCCATGTTTTCGTAGAAATCTACTATGTGGTAACGTGTAGGATAAACCTGGTAAAATATAATTGAAGTAAAGTCAGTAACTCCAATATCCCATGCAGTATGTACTGGTTTGGCGGTATCAACAGGTACTTTGGTAATTCTGTCTTCCTCATCTCGTAATCTTTGGATTTGTCTCCCATAAAACGCCCCTTCAATACCCATCTCGAAGGAACAATAATATTCCTGTTGAATTAACTCCTCAGACATACCTTCTCTACGTTCTTCTTCAATGTCTTCTTCAGTTAATACTCCAGTTGCAGTAACAGGAAGAACCTGTGAGAACCATGTTTTTGGGTTTAATTTGGCTACATCATAATGAAGTCTGTAACCATGATTTCTTCCACGAGGGGTATAAGGAAATATTGCTATTCCGCCATTTTCTCTTAAGATAGGGCGTATATATTCCCATGCTTTAGGATTCTGTAGTGCGTATTCAGAAAATACACACCAAATTGGATTAGTTCCCATTATTGCATCAAAATTATCCGTTCCTATAATTTGAAATAAACTTCCGTTCTTTAAACGGATTTTCATTTCATCATTCCATGTAGTAGCCCTAAGCTCTTCTGGAATAAAACTTAGAAATCTTCTTCCTGGTTCGCCTGTTTCTTTATTTCTACCTGTGGTTCCATCCCAGATAACTTTCTTCCCTTGAGCAAAGGTAGGAAAAAAATAATAATAACTTCCTACTCCTCCATAACCTGTATCGTTATTAGTGTCAGCCATAGCAGTAGCAGTTGCATTAATAATAGTTAAATCCTTGCCAGCACGTCTATGCCAGACAAGGTCAAATCTTCTATACCCTGCTTCCAGTGCCTGGAAGAAAGGCAACTGATAAAATCTTGGTGTATAATGATATGGTAAGCTTATTTTTTTCAATTATTATTCCTTATTAATTGATTCATTAACAAAAAAATCTTTGTTCACTATACCATTATTGTACAGTATTTTGTGAACAGTAGAATCTGTTATTTTCTGGTCTGTCCAATGTTTATACAAGTCCATTCTTTCGTGTAATGAAATTGCATCAAACCAAAACCTTAATTGTTCTTGTATATCCATTATAATCTCCTATATATTAATACATTAACTACTTCCCCAGTTTCCCATAAATCATCTAATTTCCCTGCTCTCCCTGGCATTGAGTTCGTATCTAGTATAACTCTTAAGCCTTTATCTCCAGATGCAAGTTTTTTGACCTTTATTTCCTGTATTTCTGCTTCAAAATGGACCCCATTTTGTGTTCTTAACAGGTGTTTCAGCCCTTCTTCTTGCTGGCTTTCTTCTTCTGATAAATATTGTTTATAACTTTCCATTTAGTTTTCCCCTTATATTTATTTCCTATAGCTTTTTTAGCTTCTTTCCATTTCTTTTCGTCTGCTTTTGTCTTAACTACACCTTTTGGCATCTTACCTACCTAATGCCTTTCTCTAATTTGCTGTAGCTTATCTCTCCAGTTTTGTTTATTAGTATCTACTAATTTGTAAGTTTTGTTGCTACTTGTTGGAGTCACACTAACACCTGAGCCTTTACTATTGTATTTTGTTAATCTTTGTATATCTACATTGTTATAATTTGAAGACTTTGTAGATTTAGTAGCAGGCTTAGTAGTTTTTGTAGTAGTATTTGTACTAGTTTTTGTAGGTTTCTTAGTGTTGGTATATTTTGTTAATCTTTGTACATCTAAATCATTAGTTACTGTTTTTGTAGGTTTCTTATTAATACTTAATTTATTAAGCAAAGACTTGGTAGATTTTTTATTGCTGCCATATTTCTCTGCTGTGGCGGAACTTGCAGCTTTTTTAGGTCGTCCT